CTTTTCGGTGAGATCCTTTTGGATTTCTTCAACTGCTTCTTCAAACATCGTAGCATAGTGTGCATCAATTTCTTCTTCAATCTGTTGCACTCGGTCAAGAACACGAGCTTCGAAGATTGTCGTAGCTTTAGATTTAAAATCTTCAGAAAGTGTTTCACCTGCAAAAAGAGCCTCAATGTCTTCTTCGAAAGACACTTCTTCTTCTTCGGCAATTACTTCTTCATCTTCTTCTACTTCTTCCATTTTAGCAGAAGCGGCAGAAGGCTTAGTTGAAATAGAAGCCTTATTCTTTGCAGAATTATCTGGTGCTTTACCAGATGCATGAATCTTATTTGAGTCATCATCAGGCTTAGAATTTTGAGGTGTTGGACCACCCAGGTCTTGGACTTCACCGCCAATTTTCTGAGGCGGCATAGCAGCGGCTGACTTCTTGCTTGATGCAAGAACTTCTGCTGCAGCTTCCATTAATTTGTTTGTTGCCATTAGGAATCTCCTTATGATTTTTTATTTATAATTTTAAAGTTTTCGTAAATAATTTTCGAATAATTTTAGAGCAACTTCTTCAATTTGTGATTTAGAAGCTCTCTTAATTGTTTTCTTGGCCTGTTCAAACTGTGCTTCCATAAACTTACCATCGACAAACATCCACTCTTTGTTTTCCATGATACCATTTACAAAAGCACCAGGAGCAGAAGGATCAGCAACAATGTCAGCCGCTGTTGCAAGACGAAGATCATCTTGAACGAGATTATAACCTTCTTTTGTTTGAACGAGAGAACCTAAAGCCCTTGAAGAAACACCAACTGAAATATCATTACTGATAAAGTTCTCAACAATTTTACCATATGGTGTACCAAGAATGAGTGCCTTACCATAGAATGTATTACCATTCTCTTTGAGTGAAATAATCTTATGGGATACTCTTTCAAGATTAATTGATGGTGTATCTGGATGGCCCAGTTCACCAAGTGCTCGATTTGTATTGACAAATTCTTCCATGTATCGATTTACTTCATTGCGAAGTGTATCCATCTTATACATGCGATTGTTCTTATTGACGGCATCACCTACAAGAAATGTGCCTTCAATGTAAAGTTTTTTATTACCGTCTTCAGATTCTTCAGTAAGATACTTTACATCTTCTACGGTTTCTCTAATGAGTTTCATATTAGATACCTGTAAGTGGAGTTGTGTAAGTTGTTTCTTTTGACAATTCTACGATTGCAGAACCACCAGTCACAATTGTAACGGCAATATTTGCAGTCGAATTATTTGCAATAACATGACCTGATTCAGATGGTCTTAAATCACCAGAACCATGCAATGCCAAAATAGGAACACCATCTCTTGTGATAGAGATAGAACCGTTTGTTGACCACATTACTCTTTTGATTGTTGCAGAAGTAACAGTTTCATTTGCGTCTTTTGCAAGATTCGCCAGAGTTATATTGGCTGTACCAGCATCAACCACTCGAATGATGGATGCTGACCTTAGTGAGTTTGTAATTTCAAATGGCATTTTATCGTAGTCCCATTGATGTTCGTCTTCTCATTGACAATTTTCTTTTTAGCAATGAGCGGCGAAGTTTAGCTCTTCTAGTTGTTTTCCATGATCGCTTCAATAAGCGAGCTTTTCGTAATCTTTCTGTTGCAGGTATTCGTTTTACTGTATTACCTGAAATTCTATAACCTTTGATACCTGATCGTCTAACATTTTTTTGAACAACGATACGACCTTTTGCATTACGCCGAATTCTACGGCGAATACGATTGATTCTACCCATCTTGACGATATTAGGATTTCTCTTTATTGCTTCGTCAAGTTCTTCTATCTCTTCATAGTTATCTGCCGCAACATATCTTTTTGCCTCAGAAAACCTTTTTTCTACGATACTACTTAGATGAGCAAATAATTCTTGTTTTGCTTCTTCTAACTTGCTTGCAGCAATAAGTTCTACAAATCTCATTTTGATCTTTTGAAAGCAAAGTCAGCCGCCTTGGCTAAATGTGCAGGAGACTTATGAACCATGTCTGCAAACTTCTTTTTATTATCATCATTCAAGGCCTTATGAACCTGTGTAATTGCTGATGCAGTAAAATGATCAACCTTACGAGTTGAACCATCTGCAAACTTGACTCGATTTGCCTGTTTATCATTGACAATCTTATGTAGTTGATCTATTACCGCTTCTTCTATTTGTGTTTCTTCTGCCTGAAGTGGTGTTGAAGATACATTAGGACCATAAGGTATTGAGAAATACTTATCTAACTTTTGATTATAATACAACGCCATCTTTACTTTGTTTGGAAAGAGGCGAATTGCTTTTCTTTTGAGCACAAGAACAAAAGGTGGATCTTTTGGTAGATCAGCTGTTTCTTCTGTGATCTCAAACTCTTCTTTCATCTCTGGATCAATTTCATCACCAACTTTGATACGATGCGCTCTCACTTTGCGACCAGATGGACCAATTTTGTAATCAGCAGTATCAATAATTTTTTCTTCAAGTTCTTCTCTTACAACACGGCGAGTTTGTTGAAAGATTTGTTTGTTACTGGTAATCAAATCGACCATCTTATTGAAAAGATTTTGAAGAATCATACGGTCAGCATTGTTGAATACTGGCCGTTCTTCTTTCATCTTATCTAGAATTTTATGAATACGCTGAAGTTGTGCTTTGTTCGCCAGACCAGCACGAACAAGCATATCGAACTTTGCGTAGTCCGATTCTTCTGTGAGTATTTTGAATTCTTGTAATGATTTCATTTATTTTGCCAAACGGTCAACTGCACGACCAATACCTTTATTGACTTTTGACTGATACTTTTTGACCATTCTGGCATCACTATCAGATGGTGCCATTTGATAACCAACTTCAATTTTAGGAAGTTGCTTTACACGCTTCTTGACATATTTACCTAAAGCTTGTCTACCAGCAGGTGTATCACCAATCTCATCGAGCTGTTCTAATGCTTCAAGATAGAGTTCTTGGTCTTCTTCTGAAAGAGCTTCAAATTCTTCTTGTGTAAGAAGTTCTTCATCTTCAACTTCTGAATCAGCAGTATCTTGCACTTCTACATCAAGGTTTTCACCGTAAAGTGTTCGTGCAATTTCTTGTTTGCGAGCATCAAGAGCTTCAAATGCTTTTGAAGAAAGCATATCGGTCAATGTATCTTTTGCTTCACCGGCTTCACCAGCAGCAACTTTTTGAATGAATAATTGAGCGTCCATCTTAGTTCCTTTTTAGAATTAGTTATCTATTTATGACAGAAAGAAATCGTTGCGTCTGTCTATCTAAATCAGGTGTAGGTGATTCTGTATTTTCATCTTGAGTGTTATCCACAGGTGGATACTCATCAGGTGACGGTGGTGGTTCTTGTGGGCCACCCATCACCGGTGAACCTATACCTTGATCTTGTTCTTCTTTCATCTGTTTGTCCATTCGTTCAACTTCTTCATCAGTCATACGAAGAACATTTTTCTTTACCCAATTGCCAGAATAATAACGACCCAAGAACGGATCAATTGTTGCCAAAAGTTGCAGCCTTGAAGTAAGAAGTTCAGAATCTTGAAGTTCTGTGAAATGATTATCTTTCTTGTAGTCGTAGTAAATCTTTTCTTTGAATTCTTCCCATTCATCAGATGTACAAACACCTTTGAGAACAAGTTGTGTTTTGAGTGCAAGGTCAAAGATTTGTGAAAACTTATTGCGAAGTCTTGTAATAAACTTCATAAACTTGACTTCATCTCTGGTCACTTCTGTTGAACGACCAAGACCAATCATACCACCTTGTTGTGGTTCTAAACGAGAGATTGGTACATTAAGAGCCTGAAGTAATTTCTTTTGAAAGTATTTCACATCTTCAAGTTCACCAAGGTTCTGACCAGCAGGCAATGTCGTAATCTCTGTACCTTTACCACCTTCACGGCGAGGCAACCAAAAATCTTCAAGCATTGACATGTGCTTACGGTCATCTTTAATCTCACCAGTAGAAGCATCATATACAATCTTGTTCTTA